CATGTTCAATGTTGCTGGCGTCTAAGGCTGGAATTGGAGTTGTCATTATGCTACCTGTTCTACTAGTTCAAAGTCGCCTGTGAATGCCGCCCATTGACCTGGTAATAGTGTCACTGCTGGCAAGTTTGTGACTATCATATTAAATGTGCAACCTGGACCAATTTTTAATGTTGAACCAGCCAAGGTGTATCCTGCTTGTGTGATAAATGATCTGTTGAGACTCACTGTCATTGTTGAACCAGAGCCTACACCTGCCACATCTGCATTTACAATATAAGGATATGTGTGTCCTGTTGGTTGTATATAGTCGCCTCGCTTGAGCACTGTCTTACCTGTTAGGTTTGCTGAGGCTGTCAACACTAGGCTGGTGCCTGAGGCACTTGTGCAAGTGACATTGTTTAATACATTGCCTGTTAAAGTATGATTACCTCTATAGGCCGCAATCCACGCACTGCCTGCTGTGGCACCAATGTTTAGGCTGTATGGCACCCAACGGTCATTGTAATAAACAGTTTCCAGCGTGTCTCTATAGTCTGACCACTTTAACATGCCTGGTGCGGCGAATTTGAATCGCCAAGGTCTAACTGTGTTGCGTTGATTTGTGTATAATCTGCCATTGCGACTGATTGTTTGTGCCACTGTGGCACCATTTGTTATTTCTAAATTCTGTGCTGAATTAAGTAGTGTCTGCATTATCTGCTACTCCCTATTGGTAAATTTCTACGACCTGCTTGTGTCACTTGATACAAGTATTCAGGGTCTCTGGCCAGCAAGGTTTTAAAACTGGCGGCATCAACTGCGTGTATCTGATAAGAAACTGCTGTAGAATTATTGACAACCTGTTGACCGCCTCCAAGTTGTCTATTTGGAACAATCTTACCTGCGTTGTTGGGAACAAATAACTCAGGGCCTCGTTCACCTACCATTAGTGGTTGACCATCTACTACATTACCACCACCTGCTTTACCAGTAAAGATCCTAAATAGGCCACCAAGCAATCCACCACCAGATGGTATGCCACCACCACCACCAAACAGACTCGTCAACATGTTTTGTGCTTGTATTCTAGCAAATTGAGCAATCAAGGTGTTGGCCAAATCTTTGAAACTGAGTTTACCTGTTTTAACAAAGTTCACAATGGCATCTTCAAATCCTTTAGTGAATGAGTCAAACATTGCGCCTGCTATTTCAGCATCAGTTTTAAGGTTATTGACGAATTTCTCACCAGCGGCTTGCCAACCAAATACAAAACTATCTTGTTCGGCCTTGGTTGCGGCTGCTGTGGTTTCAATTTGAGTGCGACGTGCGTCATATAAAGCATTGATTTCTTCCATCTTTTGTTTCTGACCACCTTGGCCTTCAAATGGTAAGTTTTGTATTTTCTGTATGGCTTCAAGTTGTGTTTTGCGTTGTTGTTCTAGATCAAATAACTTTTTAATATTTTCTTGATCCGTGCCACGCAGGTTTTGAATACTCTTTTCCAGTTGCTCACGTTGACCTAATAAATCAAATGCTTCTTGTTGTGCTCGAACTTGTTCAAAAGCACTGACTCTTGCGGCATCTTGTTGACTTTGAAAGCCAGCAATTTCTGCTTGATACTGTGCCATCTGTTCCATATAATCAACAATGTTTTTAACTTCTTGTTGCTGTCTTGCATATTCACGAGTTTGTTCTTTGCTAATATTGAATATATCAAGTTCGCTGGTTCTAAGATCTTCTAAGTTGGCAATCTCTCGGTTAATTAATGCTAGTGTAGCACCTTTGGCACCTTTACGCTTTTCTTCTAGTGCGGCTGTTTGATCAGCATAGCGTTTGTTGATGTCTGCTGTGCCTTTGATAATGTCTTGTTCTTCTTTGCTCTTGCCCAACATTTCAACTTCTGTTGCGTAGCGATCCATGTTGGCCTGTGCGGCTCTGCGATAACCATCTGCTAGACCTTGAACAGCGTTTAATTGCCCTTGTAGTTCTTTACCTGTTTCAACTACTCTACCTGGTGATGTGCTTTCAGCACGACTTCTATAAGCACCCATTGTGCCTGGTTGAGTTGATCCACCTGTGGCTTCACCACCATCATTGCCGCCACCGACACCTAGACCAAGGGCGGCACCAACTCCAGCACCAACAAAACCTATTAGTTTAGCCACAGCCCTGAGTGCTGTCATTAAAGGACCATTCACTGCAAATGTTGCGGTGCCAGTTGAGGCAATGCGAGCAAACAATGTTGGGATGGCTGCCAAGCCTCGTGCAATGCTACCAAGTATTGTTGCGGCACGACCTAGGATGGTCATACCAAACACTGCGGCCAGTACAATGGCCAAGGTTTTCAATACTGAAATCATTGAATCAAGTTCAGCCCGGTTCTTACTGACACTGTTGATAAATTCAACCAAGGGTGCTGTAATAGTCAAAAATGCCAATCTTAAATTGTTCATTGCTTCAGCAAAATTATCGTTTAATTGTGCGGCTTGATTTACTGCTTGAGTTTGAGCATCAAACTTACCACGAAGTTCATCCATCTTGGCAGCAAGATCTTCAGGAGCAACACCTTGCATGCTTTTACCAAACAACTGAATTGCCAAGGCGGTTCGTTGTGCTGGATCTTTGATATTTTCAAAACCTTTTATGGTTTTATCCAGTAAGTCTGCTGTGCTTAGACTACCAAGGTCTTTGAGACTGACACCTAACTTGCCCAGACTTTCTTGTGTTTTATCACTGCCGCCTGCGGCTTCTTCAATGCTTTTGTAAAATTCTGTAACCAGTTTGCCTGCATTGCCTGCTTCTCCACCTGATGCTTGTAGAGCCGCTTGTAATTCAATGATATAACCAACACTGAGTTCAGTGGCCTTGCTTAGATCACTAATGGCATCTGCGGCACCTATAGCACTGCGAGCAAATGCACCAAATGCCGCACCAATCAAGGCTGTTTTTAGACGGGTCATTCCTGTCAACAACTTATCAGTTTGTGCTGTCAAGCCACTGAATGCCTTGTCAACATCTTTTGTGGCTGTGGTGGCATCTTTGGCAAATTGTTGCGTGGTGCTATCAGCGGCTTTGATATTGCGAATATAACCTTGACTGTCTAGTTCAAGTGTAACTGCTAGGTTTGCCATTATTTGATCTTCCTTATTAAATCATTGACACGTTTTTCTAAAAACTTTTCAGTAGGCTCAGTCATGCCTCGTGGCCTTTGATTACTATAACCATCATCAAGACGCTCAGCATAAGGGTAGTTGGCCTCAATGGTAGAACCTGTTAGACGAGTACGGCTACGAGCATTGCCTGTGCGTATTGGTGTATTCGCACGAAACACATCATAGGCTTCTCGAGGCAAGGTCTTGGCAATGGCCTCTGCTTGCTCAAACATTTTATTAACCTGTGTCAAGTCAAAGTTTATTGTCATCTTTACGGACCCTTTCCATTGCTGCCATCATCTCTTCTTGAGATAACTTAGGCGTTGCTTTCTTACCATCTGCCTGATCTTGAATATATGACTGATATCCAAGTGCGGCATCCAACACTACCAAATCAAATGTAGAAGCCCTGGACATTACCTCACTTGGTAACAAACTGTAACGCTTTCCTATGGCATCTATGCTTAACAACATGCTCATTTCAACGCCTTCAGGGTCCAAGGCTTCCTGCGTTACTTTCCCAGAGTTTCTACCACCTTACCTATTACTCTAGTTAAAATATTACTGGGTAATAAGTATCCATCCTTGACAATTGGCGTGCCATCTTCATCAAGAATCATTTTATTCACAATTTCAACCATGCTGCCAAAGTCTTCGCCTTTCATTGTGGCCATTTTGACAAACACATCCATGCCTGTGCGGTCATAGACCCAAAACTCCAGGGGCTCACCATATTCTTTTAAGGTGTCCTCATCTGTGAGTTCTACTTTTACTAACTCTGGTTGTTTGCTTAGTTGTGTTAACTTCATATCTTTTATCCTTCATATCGTTGTTTCAAGTAATGAACAGTTGCTAGTGCAAATTTCATTCTTACTTCTGATTGTTCCAAGTCTTTCTTGGCACATCGCAATTCTGATAAAGCCTTGGCGACTTCACCTTCTATACTGCGTAATATCTCATGATCTGTTTTATCATCAAAAATCATAATATCTCCTGTCAAGGTTATTTATACAAACAAAAACCCGCCGAAGCGGGTTTGAGTAATCCTAATTAAAGAATTAACTTACTGTGTAGTCGCCTGTTACTGTAATAGTAATTGGTGATACCCAGACTGGACTATCTGCTGATACTGTTGGAGCCAAACCAGTAATGTAACCATTACCAGTAATTGTCTTACCTGCGGCACCTGCACTAGTTTTACCTAGGAACAATGTGAAGTCAACATTAGTTTTGTCTTTGCTTAGACCAAAAATACCTGCGGCTACAGCAGGTCTGCTGGAGGCACTGGTTCCGGTAATCAACGCTGTTACAGTTGCTGAAGTTGCTTTATACCAAGCGGCTTCTGCTGTGGCATAATAAATTGTGCCAATAGTCATACCGCTGACTGGTAGTGCTGCCACATTGGCCACTGTTGTGAACTGTCCAAAGAACACAGTTTGATCTAACACAATGTTCATGCTTAGATCATTGGTCGCTGTCGTTGCGACCTGTTGCTTGCTACCTGAGTCCAATTGAGTCCAAGTGAATACATCATTAGCGTTGTTAATCGTAATGTCTTGCATTGCTGGGATACTCAAAGCAACATCTGTAGTCAAAGCATCATTGGCAATAGACAGAGTTGCTTGAACTCCTGTTGCGCCTGGTGCTGGGAATATGTATGCCATATTATTTTTTCCTTATGCTAAATTTGCGAATCTATACTGACCTTCGTAGATAACTCTGTCGTTGTCTATGGTGATTGTATAGTCAAACAAGCGTGTATAAACGCCTGTGATAGTAGTGATATCTTTAGCACTACCTAAGATTGTCAATGCTGAATCTAAATCAGTGTTTCTGTTTTTTGCATCCATGGTCAAGAACCATCTTACCACAGTGGTTCTTGAATTGATCTGCAAACTGCCCAAGGTAGGAAACAAGGTGTCTTGCTCAGTGTAGGGTTCATCAAGATATACTCTGCGAGCATTCTTCATGTACAACGGATTAGTTCCTTCTTGCCATGGCAATTCTTGACTGGTCTGAATGCTACCAGTTAGACTTGCTGTCAAGTAAGTTAATAATTATGTTCTCATCTTATACGAACTCTATTCACTACAGCAGCCATCTTGTCTGCGGTATCAATGGTGCCGTTTTCGCTGAAGTCATACCAGTCACCAGCATCAATTACTTCATCAAACAACACATTGTATGAATCCTTATAGA